ACTGTGGTTGTACCTACAGTAGAAAATACTACAGAATATAGCTTGACAGGAGCAGGAGAACGTGTTAAACTATATAGTGCTATTAATGATACCTCAAACTTCTTTATGCACTATGAGACACCTAACTGGTTTAGCAATGCTTACTACATCTCAGGGGAAGTCACAGGCACTCCTGACTCCTATACGTTTAGTGGTGTAGATGATAATGCTGATACTAAAGTAAGAGTATACCCTAAGCCATCCGGTGTATTCTCATTACGCTTTGATGTGTGCTCTAGAGAACCTGATTTAGCTGTTGACGCAGATACTACTGTATTACCGGCTATGGCTATAATACACAACGCTGTAGCTTTACTTGCTAGAGAACGTGGTGAGACAGGTGGTACTACTACACAAGATTATTTTATTATTGCTGACAAACATCTTAGTGATGCGATTGCACAAGACGCATATAAGAACCCTGAAGAATTTATCTACACGGTGCAATAATGGCACAGCAAAGAGAAAACATATACATTGGTGCTCCAGGATTTAGAGGCATCAATACTCAAGATGCTCCTGTAGGTCAGGATGCTTCTTATGCTTCTATAGCAGAGAATGCAGTCATTGACAGCTTTGGGCGCATAGGTGCTAGGAAAGGTATTAATCTTTTAACTACCAGTGCTACTCCTTTAGGGTCTAGTGTTGGCGTAGAAAACCTATTCCAGTATGTAGATTACAGTGGTACAACTGTAGTTTTCTCTACTGGAAACAATAAGATATTTACAGGCACTTCTAGCCTTACAGACATAACTCCAAGTGGATACACAGTATCAGCTAACAATTGGAAGATTATAAACTTTGCTAACCACGCTTACTTTTGGCAGTCAGCGCATGAGCCTCTGATATACACAGATGAGTCTGGCTCCGGTGTATTAGAAGCCATGAGTGACCACGGTCATGCTACAGGCACACCACCGCAGGCTAATGAAGCTCTAGCGGCTTTTGGTAGAGTATGGGCTGCTGACGTTGTAAACAATAAACACACTGTCTACTGGTCTGATAGTCTTAATGGTCATGCGTGGACAGGAGGCAGCACAGGTAGTTTAGACGTTACATCTGTATGGCCTACAGGACATGATGAGATTACTGCACTAGCAGAGTTTAATGACCTATTGGTTATTTTTGGTAAGCGTAGCATTCTACTGTACTCCGGTGCTTCCTCACCGTCTACTATGACACTACAGGACACTATTACAAACATAGGCTGTGTAGCTAGAGACAGCGTACAGTCCACAGGCTCAGACTTGTTTTTCTTATCTAGCTCTGGTGTCCGTAGTTTAGGTAGAGTTATACAAGAAAAGTCTAACCCTATTGGAGATGTCTCTAGGAGTATTAGAGATGAACTTGTTTATAACACTACTCTTGAAACAGGTAACATTAAATCTGTATACAGCGTAGAGAATGCTTTTTATCTTTTAATCTTTCCTGTAACCGCTAAGATTGTTTACTGCTTTGATGTAAGAAGTAAGCTAGAGGACGGGAGTAACAGAGTTACAACATGGCCTACTACTGGTATCTTAACGGCTGCTAGAGATGACGTTGGAGGAGAGCTATACTTTGGAGGTGTATCCGGTGTATCTAGGTACTTTGGCTATTTAGACAATACTAGCCCTTACACAATGAAGTACTACACACAGCCTCTAGCCTTTGGTGATCCTTCCAGAGTAAAGATGCTTAAAGAGATTAACTTAACTCTTATAGGTGGGTCAGGTAGTCAGCTAGTAGCTAACTGGGCCTATGACTATACAGAAGGATATAGTAAGCAAGCGTTTACTGTAGCCACAAGTTTGATAGCTGAGTATGGAGTAGCAGAGTATAACGTAGCGGCTTCAGAGTACAGTGCAACTATTGTTATTGATGTTGCAAAGTTAAAAGCTAGAGGATCAGGTAAGGTAGCTACTATTGGTATAGACGCTACAATAGACGGCAGAGCATTGTCCATACAAGAACTAAATACAGAAGCTATTATAGGTAGACTAATTTAATGAGTAATTACACAAAAACAACTAACTTTGCAGCTAAAGATTCGTTACCTTCAGGCAATGCTGGAAAGATTGTAAAAGGTACTGAGATAGATGCAGAGTTTAATAACATTGCAACTGCATCAGCAACTAAAGCAGACATTAACGATGCGACATTAACAGGTACTACTACTTTTGGTTCCTTAAATGACGGCACCATTACTATTACAGGCTGGGTAGATGAAGACAACATGTCCTCAGACAGTGCTGTACTTATACCTACACAGCAGTCTGTTAAAGCCTATGTAGACTCAACTACAACAGCACAGGACTTAGATGTCACTGATGGCACTACAAGTATTGACATTGACTTGGACTCTGAGTCTCTAGGTATCTTAGGTGGCACTGGTGTTACCTCTACTGCCTCTGGTACTGGTGTTACTCTAGCCATTGACAGTACTGTAGCTACACTTACAGGCTCACAGACACTTACGAACAAGACGCTTACTACTCCTACTATCCTTACATCATTTACTATAGGTTCCGCTACAATTAGTGAAGCAGAACTAGAGATACTGGACGGTGCTACAGTCACTACAGCAGAGCTAAATGTACTTGATGGTATTACTAGCACTACAGCAGAACTAAACATTCTGGATGGTGTCACAAGTACAGCAGCAGAGATAAACATATTAGATGGCGTTACTTCTACTACAGCGGAACTGAATAAGCTAGATGGTTTTACAGGTACTGTTGCTGATCTTAACTATGCAAAAGACTTAAATGCTACAGGAGTAACTGCTTCAGAGTTTGATATTTTAGATGGACTTACAGCAACTACTGCTGAACTTAACATTCTAGATGGTGTCACTAGCACCACAGCAGAGCTTAATATTTTAGACGGTGTTACAGCAACTACAGCGGAACTAAACATCCTTGATGGAGTCACCAGTACTGCTGCTGAGTTAAATATCTTAGATGGTGTTACTAGCACTACCGCTGAACTTAATATCCTTGACGGTGTAACCTCTACTGCAACTGAGTTAAATCTTTTAGATGGAGTCACAGCAACTACAGCAGAGCTTAATTACATAGACGGTGTAACTTCAGCTATACAGACTCAGTTAGACAGTAAGATTAGCGGTGCAGATGCAGCCCTTACAGGCAACGCTACTATCACTACATCCGATAATACTACTCAATTAGCACTGATCTCTACGGACGCTGATGCTAGCGCAGGGCCAATACTAGATCTATTTAGAAACTCTGTGTCAGCAGCGGACAATGACTTAACTGGTCAAGTGTACTTCTCAGGTAAAAACGATGCCGATGAGAAAACATACTACGGTCAGATAACTTCACAAATAACAGATGTATCTAATGGCTCTGAAGACTTTGCTTTAGAACTATCTACGTTAACTGCTGGTGCTTCTAATTCACGTTTGTTTATAAGCCCTACGGAAACTGTATTTAATGAATCTAGTGCTGACCTAGACTTTCGTATTGAATCCGATGGTAATACTAATGCTTTCTTTTTAGAAGGTTCATCAGGCAACGTGGGTATTGGTACTAGTTCGCCAGCTACCCAACTATTTGTCAAATCCGCATCTAACGCAGCCAACGTATTCGCTATTGAGTCAGCAGATGGCGCGCAGCGTTTACAGTTTGGAGTAAACACATCCAACGGTGGTTCTTATATTTTTGAACAAAAAGCACAGGCACTTAGGTTTGGCACTAACGACACGGAACGCATGCGCATAGACTCCAGCGGCAACGTGGGTATTGGCACCGCTAGCCCTATTAGTTTTGGAGCTAACACGGCAGGACTTACCGTAAACGGTTCTTCAGGCTCTCACATAACTTGGCAAAACAACGGAACTAATGTCGCCTTTGCGTACCCAGTAGGCAGTAACTTTTATATTGGGTCTGAACAAGCGGGTGGCAATACAGTCTTTACTGCGGCTGGCGCAGAACGCATGCGCATAGATGCCAGCGGCAATGTGGGTATTGGCGGCGTGGGCAACATTTCACCCTACGGCATTCGGTTTGCTATTAATGGCACTGGCACTGGCGGCGCTGGTCTTTATTTTGGCAGTGGAG